GACGGAAGGACAAATTCTGCGATGGATGGTGCGCCGCTTCGCGCTGCGATGCCTGCAGCGCCGGACAAACAATATTCCTTTACCGACTTCCAGGTAAACCATCCCGCATCACCGCCGCCCGGCGATCGGATCGACGCCGAGCTGGCGCGGCTGCGCAAAGCGATCACCGCGATCATAAACTGGGCGAGCATCAGCCTCAACTCGGATGGCACGTTGCGCCCCGGCGCGGTCGGAAAGCTGCAGCTCGTAAATGCTTTGTTCGAATTTATCGCCAGCGACGCGGTCGCCAAGCTCACGCCCTTTGCAGAAACCGCTGCGGCGCAGGCACAACTTGCCCTCAGCGCCGCGGCCATGTCGGAAGCCACGCTGCGCGTAGCAGAGACGCGGCATGCCGTCATTCAGGACGCAGCCGCGCGCGCGGATCAAGACACGCAGGACGCGGCAAATTCGGCGGCGGAAGCCGCGCAGTCCGCGCTCGAAGCCGCGGCGTCGGCGACGGACGCCGAGAATGCCGCGAACGATGCGGACGGTTCCGAAGCGATCTGCGCCGATTACGGCGTCTTGACGCAAGCTTGGGCCGAGCACATGCCGGATACGATACCGCCGAATATCCTGGCGGTGATGGATGTGACCGGGGACCATTGGTCCTCGCGATGGTGGGCGAACCACGCCAGCCAGATCGTCACCGATGCATCCGGTGAAGCGGTCTGCGCGATCCAGGAATATTGGCTCGGCGCTTTCCCCACGCCGCCGACGCATACGACATGCGGCGATCCGGTCTCGCCCGGAGCGATGTACTGGAATACGACGTCGCAGACGACGCAGGTTTATGACGGAAACCTCTGGCACGATGTGGTGCAGCCCGCGCCCGCGACAGTCAGCGAATATCTCTATCTTCCGGCCACCCCTACGACGGTATTCACCGGCGTCGATTACCACGGCAACACGATGGTTCTCGACGCGGTCAACGCCGAGATCGCGGTCTATCTCAACGGCGTGAAGCTGCTTGCCGTGCTCGATTACACGATCGCATCGAGCAGCGTGACGCTCACTTCTTCCGTGACCACGCCCAGCACGGTCGAGATCATCGGTCTCAAAAAGGTCAGCCCGGTCTCGGTGCCGCCTTCCGGCGTCAAGGTGAACACGTCGCTTTGGGTGTTCGACGGCGGCGCAAAGACTTTTCCGCTGCAGAACTCGACGGGCGGCACGATAACGCCGCCAAGCTCGGTCGATTGCATCGTAAGCCTCAACGGCGTCATCCAGGAAGCGGGCGGCGATTACACGACACGCGCGGGCTTCATCGATTTCATCGTCGCGCCCGAAGCCGACGCCGATAAGTGGATGGTGGTCGGCCTTCCCGGGGGCGGTCCCTGATGGCGACGAACGCCTGGCAGCTCGCGAACGGCATCAACACCCCGACCATCGTGACGGCGGCGGGCGGCAAGATCACGATGAGCGATCCGCAATATCTCGCGATCGCGGGCGGCAGCAACGGCGCGGCGCTCACGACGGACGGCCTCTCGCATATCACCTGGCGCGTGCCGGTCGGCGGCGCGGGCATCGCGGATGCGCCGCTCGATAGCACGTGCTACGGCCGCGAGAATGCGCTCTGGGTGAACGTCCTGCCCATGACGGGCGGTATCTTGACCGGCTTGCTCACGCTCAGCGGGCCGCCGACCGCGCCGCTGCACGCGGCGACGAAAGCTTATGTCGACGCGCAAGTATCGCCGGTGTCGGTCGATGGAACGTCGATCAAAGGAAATGGCACGACCACGCCGCTGAATGTCAGCGCAATCGATGCAGGGTCATACTGATGGCGCAGACGATCCAAATTCTCCGCACCACCACGAATGTCGCGCCGACGACGCTCTTGCCCGGCGCGCTCTCGGCCGAGCTGGGGCCGCAGACGAAGCTGTGGATCGGGTCGGGTAGCGGCAATCGCTTGCTGCTTTCGTCGGACCCGGCCGACAGCGGCGCAGCAAGCAGCGCTTATTTGAAGCTCGCGGGCGGCACCCTCACCGGCGCGCTCACCTTAGCCGCCGATCCTGCCGCGGCGCTGCAGCCCGCGACGAAGCAGTACACCGACGCCAAGGACGCGCTGCGCTTGCTGCTTACGGGCGGGACCCTTACGGGTCCGCTCACGCTCGCGGCCGATCCTGCAGCGGCGCTGCAGCCCGCGACGAAGCAATACGTCGACGCCATCAACACGACGCTGACGGCGGCGGATACGACGATACGCAACACGTATCTGCCGCTGGCGGGCGGCACGCTTACGGGTCCGCTCACGCTTGCGGCCGATCCCGCTGCGCCGCTGCAAGCCGCGACCCGGCAATACGTCGACGCCAAGCCGTCCGGCGCGACGATCCTCGCGACAGCGCCATCCTCGCCGGTGCCGGGGCAGCTGTGGTGGGACAGCGTCGGGGGTCAGCTTTACGTTTACTACAACGACGGAACGAGCCAGCAATGGGTGACGGCATCGAGCGTGCCGGGCAACACGGCAAGCACAAATAACATCGGCCGTAACCTCGTTCATAATCCGCTGTTCAACATCCAGCAGCGCGGCGCGGGACCGTGGAGCGTAAACAGCAGCTATACGGTTGATCGCTGGCTGCTGGGCTTCGGCGGCGGCACCGCCAGCGCCCAGATTATCGCACCAGGCGATCCAGACCGCGCGCAGATCGGTGATGAAAGCGCGGTCAATGCGCTGCGCGTTACCTATGCGGGCGGCTCCGGTGCTGGTGATGCGACGCAGATCATGCAGCGGATCGAAGGCGTTCGCCGAGCGGCAGGCGTCACGGTCACTGTTTCGTTTTGGGCAAGAGTAGTATCCGGTTCGACATCGTTAGGGCTGTCGCTAACGCAATCTTTTGGTGGCGGCGGCGGCGGTAGTTTAGGCGTTAATCTTCTTGTCGGCACAGCAGCGTTAGCGGCGACGTGGAAACGCTTCTCGCTTCAATGCGCTATGCCGAGCACGAGTGGCAAAACATTTGGCGCGACGCCTGGGACGGACCTCATCCAGCTTGGTTTTAATTTCTCATCCGGTTCCACGAACGCGGCTGTGCTGGGTGTCGGCGTGCAAAGCGGCACGGTCGATATCTGGGGCGTGCAGCTTGAGGTCGGCAGCGTCGCGACGCCGCTGGAGAAGCCCGACCCGCGCTACGATCTCGCCAACTGCCGGCGGTTCTATCAACAGGTCATCTGCAACGTGCGCGCCACCGGCGCGGCAGTCATCAGCTTGCTGTCTCCCGCCACTTGGTCGCAGATGCGTGCAACCCCCACCACGACGCTCGGCGCTACTGGTGTCATCGGTAATGCAGGTAGCCCGGCGTTGACGGGGTCCAATGCGTTCGGTGGATACTTTACCGGTAGCACGCTGGCGGCAGGAGACGGTTATCTCCTTAACTTTGTTTATAATCTCTCGGCGGACCTTTGATCATGGCACAGCCTTACCAGCTCGTCGCAGCGCTTCCCGGCCAAGAGCCGCGCATCGTGCAGCGTCTCAGCGACGGCGCGTTCATCCCCTTCGATCCCGGCAACCGCGATTACCAGGGCTATCTTGCGTGGCTTGAGGACGGCAACACGCCCGATCCCGCGCCGACGCCGGTCGCGAAGGAGAAGCCATAAGATGGCCCTCGATTTCCCCAGCTCCCCGGCCACCGGGCAGACCTACACCGGCTCCGACGGCACGGTGTGGAAATGGGACGGCGCGAAGTGGGTGAGCGGCGTCACAGCTGGCGTGCTCTCGGCGTCGCAGATGGACCTTGGCACGCGCCTCGCCGCGGCCGGGACCAAGCTCAACGCGCTGGGACCAACGCCGGTTTTCAACGGGCAGTCGGGAACGCTGAACACGGCGCTTGATGCAGCGTTGAATTACAACAGCGGCGCAGCAAACTATGAGTGGGCTTTGCCGGTAGCGATGCCCGGCATGTGCTTGGGCATCATGTTCGGTAGCTCGACGTATACAGCGACGATCCGGCCTGCAGCAGGCGATACGATTACCGCACCAGGCAATCACGCCTACAACAACGCCAGTCCGTTGATCGTCCAGCTGTCCAACAGCTTATTTTCGACGCTGTTCCTGATAGGGCGCGGCGGTGCCTGGGATATCCTTTCGGCAGCGCCTGAAGTTCACGAAGCAATGGGCTGGGTTTCGCATCCGTATTTGTGCGTGTCGTATGCGGGCGCGGCCGTCGGTCTTACGTCGAACGTCTGGACGAAATGCGCGATGGACACTGTGCAGTTTGACAGCCACGGCTGGTGGGACGCGGCCAACAAGCGTTATGTGCCGAAGCGCGCGGGCAAATATTTGGTCACGTATGACAGTGCATCTAGTTGTTCTGGTGCAGGGCCTATTCAAGTTTTTGCGGCGATTTATCTGAACGGGAACGCAGCGACTTCTAGAGGCGTTTCATGGAACGGTGTTACTTACTTACCTTATACAAACATGGTGTATTGTAATACGATTATGTCGTGTAATGGATCGACTGATTACATCGAGCCTTGGTTAGCCGTTAATGGTACAGGAGCACAAATACCAGGCGGTTACGCTCAAATGACGATTACGCATCTCGGGCCATGACGATGGCCCAGCAGCCTTTCAAACCGACCGATCGGCTCACCGTCACGCTCGAAGCGCAGCAATGGAACCAGGTGCTCGCGGCGCTGGGCGAGGGGCCTTTCCGTGTCGTCAATCCGATCATCCAGGCGCTGCACGATCAGCTCTATGCGCAGCAAGCCGAATATGATCGGCTCTGTGCGAAGCAAGCCGAACCCATACAGCGCAGCGACAACGTCCTTTCGATGGAGGCCACGAGCCATGAGCGTTGATCCCGAAACCGTCATATCGATGGCGACATACCGCGTTGGTTTTCTCGCGCCGCGGCCGGATAGTCTCTCGGCAGGCGAGCTTTATATCGAGCTGGGGACCACAGCCGGGACCGCGCCGCGGCTCTGGGTCGGCGTCGCCAAAGACGAAGCAACCCCCGGCAACATCGTGTCGCTGGTCCCGGTCGGGGCCGAGCTGCCGCCGCCGCTCCCCGATGCGGCCCCCGTCAATGTCGACGTGCCCCATGTAACCCCGGATGCGGTTACGATCGCGGACACGCTCAACTGCACGATGGGGAATTGGGAGGGCGAGCCGACCGAGTATCACTATCAGTGGACGCGTGACGGCACCGAGCCGATCGGCACCGACAGCGCCGACTATGTCGTGGTCGACCTCGATGTCGATCACAGCGTGACCTGCGTTCTCACCGCGGAGAATGCGCGCGGCGCGACGACTGCGCCGCCGTCCAACGCCGTCACGCCTATCGCCGGTGCCGCGCGCGAAACCGAGACCGAAGCCCCGAACCACGACAGGCACAAGCGCCATCGATGACGCCTGAACTCGTCCGTTACGAAACCACTCTAAAGCGTCTCATCGCGGTGACGGACGCCGAGACGAACATGCTTGCGTTCACGCGCCTGATGATGGCGAACCCGAACCACCCGGACGATCCCGATTTCTCGCGCTATGACGTGCAGCGCTTTCACGAAGTGATTTGCGCCGCGCTTGAGGAACTCGAAGCGGGGCGCTTTCGGCGGCTCATCATCAACCTGCCCCCAAGACACGGCAAGACGCAGCTCGCATCGAAAATGTTCACGGCGTGGTTTGCGGGCAAGCACCCCGAGCTGTCGGTCATCTTCGGCACCTACAACGAGAAATTCTCCCAGGACATCGGCCGCGCCGTGCGCGACATCATGCTCAGCCCCGCTTATGCGCAGGTGTTCCCCGGGACCACGCTCAAATCTGATAGCAAAGCCAGCGACCGCTTGGAGACCAATGCGGGCGGTATCCTCGCCTTTGTCGGCCGCGGCGGGACCACCACCGGCCGCGGCGGCGATCTTCTTTGCATCGATGATCCGATCAAAGATCGCATGGAAGCCGACAGCCCGACCATTCGCGACACGCTGTGGACGTGGTTCACGCAGGTTATCGCGTCGCGGCTCATGGACGAGACCGGCCGCATCATGCTGATCCAGACGCGCTGGCATCAGGACGATCTGATCGGTCGGCTCACCGATCCGCATAATACCTATTACGATCCCGAGGAAGCGGCCGAATGGCATATTATCGACCTTCCCGCCTTGGCTTTCGACGACGGCAAGGACCCGCTGCACCGCCAAGTCAACGAGCCGCTTTGGCCCGGCCGTTTCGGCAAGTCTTATCTGCAATCGTTGCAGCGTCGCGACGTTCGTGGGTTCAGCGCGCTCTATCAGGGGCGGCCCAGCCCGGCAGGCGGGACCTTTTTTAGCGTCGACTGGCTGCACACGTATCGCCCGAACGATCTGCCCGCCAACTTGCGTTGCTACGCCGCCAGCGATCACGCCGTCGCGTTGAAGCAAGGCTCGGACAAGACCTGCCTGATGATGGTGGGCATCGATAAAGACGATGTGATCTGGGTGTTGCCGGACTTGGTTTGGCGGCAGATGACGGCCGAGCAAACGGTCGAGAGCATGCTGCGCATGATGAAGCTGCATAAGCCGCTTTTCTGGTGGGCTGAGCGCGGGCATATCAGCAAAAGCCTTGGGCCTTTCTTGCGCAAGCGAATGCTGGAGACGCACACCTTCTGCAGCCTCATCGAGATGCAGCCGATCGCGGATAAGCAGACCCGCGCGCAAAGCATTCAGGGCCGTCTCTCCATGAACCGCGTACGCTTCCCGGAGCGCGCGCCGTGGTGGCCCGCGGCGCGGGACCAGCTCTTGAAGTTCCCCTACGACGCGCATGACGATTTCGTCGACACGCTGGCCTATGTCGGTCTCGGCCTCACGCTGCAGGTCCCGGCCGGTGCGGATCGCAACCGTGACGCGGACAAGCCGCTGGAGAACACGTTCGGCTGGCTGAAGATGCAGCGGGACCAGGCCGAAAAGAGCGTGAAACTCGGCTTTGGTTCGGGAGGCTGGTGATGAACCTGCTCGTGCTGATCTTGATCCTGGTGCTGCTGTTCGGCGTCGGCGGCGGGTATTACGGCTATCGCGGCGGTTACTACGGTCCTTACGGTTTCGGCGGCATTGGTCTGGTCCTGCTGATTATCGTCATCGTGCTGCTCATCGCGCCGGGGCGTTTCTGGTGAGCCGCGCCCCATGATGAACGGCATGGGGCCGGGACCGCCCCCAGGACCAATGGGACCACCCCAACCAGGCGGTATGCCGCCCGGCATGCCCCCGCTCGATCCCAGCCCGGCGACAGTCAACCCGGCGCTGGCCACACAGCCGCAAAACACTTTCGTCAACCGCGAGCGGCCGGAGCCGGACGAGCCGCGGCGCAAGCTGGTCAATCGCTGGCAGATGCGCGTCAAGGAAGCCAAGCATCATTGGCGCACGCCGTTCCGGCGCATGCGCGAGAACATGGATTTTTGCGAAGGGCGGCAGTGGCCGGAGATCGCCAAGTCGGAGAAGCGCGACGATCGCTACGTTGCGAATATCTGCATTCGGCATGTGCTGCAGCGCACGGCGGAGCTTTATCCGAACAACCCGACGATGCAGGCCAAGACCAAGCCGCGGCTGATGGCGCAGACTTGGGACGGCACCGCCGCGCAGCTGCAGCAGGCCGAGCAAGGCATGGCGATGGCGATGCAGGCGGGCATTCCGCCCGACCCGACCAAGATGGCGATCCTGCAAGACGCGGCGATGGTGAAGCAGTTCAACGACATGATGGAGCGTGTCGGCAAGACGCTGGAGCTGATGTATCAATACAACATCGATGAGCAGACGCATTCGTTCAAATCATCGATGAAAATGACGATCCGGCGCGCGATCGTCACCGGCGTCGGTTTCGTTAAGATCGGCTTTCAGCGCGCCATGAAGATGGCTCCCGAGATCGAGAACCGCATCGCGGATATGAGCGAGCAGCTGGCGAACATCGAGCGCTTGGCCGCGGATTTCAGCGACAAGGAAATCCTGCCCGACAGCGCGGACGCCGAGGCGCTGCGCATCGCGATCAAGACGCTCACCGCCGAGCAGCAACTCGTCGTGCGCGAGGGCCTGATCTTCGATTATCCGGACAGCACGGCGATCATTCCCGACAAGCGCTGCCGCACGTTGCGCGGCTTCCTGGGCGCGGATTGGGTGGCGCAGGAATACCTGCTGACCGAGGACGAGATCGAAGAAATCTACATGATCGATGTCGGCTCGAATTACACGGCTTACAACGAGGACGGCAAATCGACCGGCTGCGGGCCGACGCGCGAGCAGCATTATTACGCGGGCTATGGCGGCGGCGGCACCGGCGCGAGCAGCGGCGGCAACGCCGCGGGCGGCGGCGGTGACGACAGCGCCGCGCATCAGGAGCTGGCTTGCGTATGGGAAGTCTACAATCGCAAGGACGGCACGGTTTACATCATCTGCGACGGCTATCCCGATTTCCTGCAGGAGCCGGGTCCTCCCGAGATCGACATCACGCGTTTCTGGCCGTGGTTCGCGGTGGTTCTCAAC